CAACTTGAGGGATTTTCCAAGACGCAGCGTGAGGCAATTGTCAAGTCAGTACTAGAAAAGAAGGGCGTCAATCTTAAAGCAGCCCGTTTAGTAATGAAGGACTTGGATGACATTAACGAAGAATCAGTTTCTAACTGGCTCGAAGAGAATGCAGACTTGTTCGGACTAACGGTTAACGAAGATGCATCTAAGATAACACAAGAAGACCGCGCTGCATTACGCAACCAGGACTTGGTTACTCAAAATGCTATGACCCCTGACCGAGCAAATGATATTGAATACAGAATGTCTCAGGCAACGTCTGAAGAAGACATCCTGTCAATTCTTCGCTCGCAATAATAATATCCGTTCATAGTCACTTGGAGGTGACCGCATATGGCTAACGCCTATACATCAACAGGCTCTACTACCCTCGGTGGTACAGTCGGTGGTGCAGGTCTTGTACAGAAGGCATACGACCGTCTTCTAGAATTCGCTCTCCGTTCAGAGCCACTAATTCGTTCAGTCGCAGACAAGACTCCAGCACAGCAATCTATCCCAGGTTCAACAGTTGTACTTCAGAAGTACCAGGACCTAACAGCAGCAACAAGCACACTAACAGAGACAGTTGACCCAGATGCAGTAGCATTGTCAACACCTAACACAGTTACAATTACTCTTAATGAGTACGGTAACTCTGTTCTTGTAACACGTGCGTTGGAACTATTCTCTCTAGCAGATGTAGACCCAGCAATTGCTAACATCATCGCATTCAACCTTGCAGATTCAATCGACCAGGTTGCAATGACAACACTACGCTCAGGAACAAACGTAATCTACGGTGGTTCAACAGCGACATCAACAGCAACAATCACTGCTGCTGCAACAATCGACTCACCAGACATCCGCAAGGCTGTCGCAAAGTTGCGTGCTAACAAGGCTGCATACCGTAAGGGTTCACTTTACTGGACAGGTATTCACCCAGAAGTTTCACACGACCTACGTGCAGAGACAGGCGCAGCAGGATGGCGCGACCCACACAATTACTCCACACCAGAGAACATCTATGCTGGAGAAATTGGACAATACGAAGGTGCATTCTACGTAGAATCAGCACGTTTGTACAACGCTAAGACTGGTGCAGACCAGTCAGCACTAGCAACAACAGCAGTAACAGTTGCAGGAACATCAGCCGCATTCACATTCGGCGTTGCTTCATCATCTGTTATTGCATTGCGTGCTGAAGTTGGCGACAAGATTTCAGGAACAGGCGTAGGAACATCTGCGAAGATTACTGCTATCGATACATCAGGTTCAACAACAACAATCACTGTAGACGTTGCTAACTCAGCAGCAGTCACAGTATCAACAACAATCACAGTTACACCAGTAACTCGCGTATTCAATACAATCGTGGCTGGAAAGCAAGCAATGGCTCAGGCTGTTGCTGAAGAACCACACGTTGTTATTGGTAACGTAACTGACAAGTTGATGCGTTTCCGCCCAATGGGTTGGTACGGCGTACTCGGCTTTGCAATCTACCGCGATGAGGCACTATTCCGCATCGAGTCAGGTTCATCAATCGCTGCTAAGTAATTAGTTGATTGACGGGTGGGCAGAGGGAAACCTCTGCTCATCAGTAAGTTCACTAAGGAGAACTAATGACTACTTGGATATTCAAGACACCAATCGTACGAGAAGGTCCATCTGGTGGTGGCTCACGCCTATTTTACTTCTACAAGTTAGATGTAGGCGTTTCCATCGTAAAGCAAAACGGAGTTTACTCTCAACAGAGATACATCCTTGACTCAGATTTACCAACCTACCAAGAGTTGTATCAAGGTGGAAGAAACTATGAAGTAAGTGATGAAACAAAGGCAGCATTAATTGCTGGTGGAGTTGAAGTCACAGAGGCAAACTTTACTGAAGTGTAGGGACAAATGGGATTACATCAAAGACAGACACATCCAGAGTATGTAGAAGGTTGCTTTGGTTGCAAGATACAACTTCTTGAATTATCTACTGGCGATGCCAAGCGAGATATATCTGACAAGAAGTGGGTCGGAGAATTGAATGCCTATAGAGAAGCAAGAGCACAAGGTATTCAACCAGCAGGAACAACGCACAAACATATCCAACAGGCATACACAGCAAGTGAGGTTCTCAATAAACCTTACAATGCTGACATTATGCCAACTGCAAAAAATATAACCAAACAATCCGTCGAGGTAATGAAAGAGATAGGACAAATATAATGCCAATGGTCAATGGAGAGAAGTTCCCATACACAGCAAAGGGAAAAATGGAAGCCAAAATGGCTGACAAGAAGATGGTTGCTAAGAAGGCTGTTAAGAAGAAGGTTGCTAAGAAAAAGACAAAGAAGAAGTAATGGCAAGCCCTGTTAATAAAGTTGTCAAGCGAGTCAAAACGGTAGCCCGTGAAGTTCGAGACATTCCTACAGCATTGGGTACTGGTGTTGGTGCTGTAATAGATTACCAACAGCGTGGTCCAAAGAATGCTGCTACTGCAAAAGCAAATACTAATGCTTCTAGCGATAACTGGGACAAGCAAATAGTAGAAGTTGCTAAAGCAATTCTTAAAGGAAGTTCTGGTACACGTTCAGACAAGTTTGACTCAAAAGGTAAATACAAAAAAGGATAATAATGACAGACCCAAGACTAAAGCGAGCAGGAGTATCGGGCTTCAATAAGCCTAAGCGTACACCAAGTCACCCTAAGAAGTCACACGTTGTTGTGGCTAAAGAAGGAGACAAGGTTAAAACTATTCGCTTTGGTCAACAGGGCGTTACTGGCGATAAAAAGCCAACAGCGCGTCAAGCATCATTTAAGGCTCGTCACGCAAAGAATATTGCTAAAGGAAAAATGTCAGCAGCCTACTGGGCAGACAAGGTGAAGTGGTGAAAAAGAAAGCATTCTGGGACAAAAAGAATCCCAACAAGAAATCAACACCTTTGACTGCAGCACAAAAGGCTAAGGCAAAGGCTAAAGCAAAAGCAGCAGGACGACCTTATCCAAACTTAGTAGACAACGCAGCAGTAAAAAGAAGGGTTAACTAATGGCAAGCATTCCTGGTTTATCAATAACCGCTGAACTTAATCGTTTAGCAAATGGTGGAGACTACCCAGCAAGGACTGCATTTATTGCAGAACAAGGAGCCGCTAACGCCTGGGCTGGAACCGTTGGTAAGGGTTTAATCGGAGCACTTAACTACAAGGCTAGTGCATCACGTCAACCCAATGACTTTAAAAACCTCAATGCTATTTGCAATGAACTAGCATCTACTACTGGACTATCTGCGGTTGACGCATTGAGGACTCTATAATGCCAACACTTGAAAGTATGATTGATGAAGTGCTTATCAACCTTGCAGGTTATACATACCAGCAAGATAGAGCAACTTACATCACAGAGAACGTAAGTGATAGCGCATCTACTATTGCTAGCCCAATTATCTTGCAGTTAGCGTCTACCGATAATATTGGTAAGGGTGCTATTGAAATTGACGAAGAACTGTTTTGGCTAGACTCATTTGACCGCGTATCTAACACAGCAACTATTCCTCCTTATGGGCGTGGCTACTACGGTACAGATATTAATGCACACACTGCTGGAACTAAAGTTACTATTACTCCTACCTTCCCACGCTATGTTATTAAGAAAGCACTTAACGATACCATTGGCGCTTTTGGCGCAAATATCTTTGCAGTCAAGACAACAACATTTGTTTTTAACGCAGCACAGACTACCTACGCATTTAACAATCTTAACATCAATAACATTATGACAATAATGTGGCAGGACATTGGACCATCACAAGAGTGGTTCCCAATTCGTCGTTGGTCTTGGGATTCAATTGCATCTAGCACGGCATTTGGTGCAGGCGCACAGAGTGTAACTATTGGGGATTATGTACAACCAGGACGCACAGTTAAAGTTATTTATGCGACTGACCCAGTAGCCTTCCCAGAACTTGCAACAACAGCACTAACCAATGCTCAAGATTATGCCACAATTACAGGACTTCCATCATCAACGCGAGATGTTGCAATCCTCGGCGCTTCATATCGCCTACTTACATATTTGGACCCTGCTCGTGCGTCTCAGGTTAGCCCACAGGCTGACGAGACTGACAGTAAGCGTCCATTTGGTGCATCACAAACTGCTACCAAGCAACTCTATGCACTTTATACACAACGCCTTAATGAAGAAACAGCAAGACAACAATCCCAGTATCCAATCCGCGTTCACTACAGCCGATAGGTAGATAAATGACAACAAGAAAATATTC